CGAAAATGGAAATATAATTAGTGCTGCAGATTTAAATAAAATGAATGCTAGAGGTGGTTATTACACAGATGCTGCAAGAAATGCTAGAAATAGAACTAAGTCTTTAGCGGCGTTTAGAGCAAGAGGTAAAACAGATTCTAAAAGATACAACGACCTTTTATTACAAGAAATAAAACAAGAAAAAGCAAGAGCAAAAGCAAAAGCTGCTGCAGCTGCTGCAACCGCTCTTGCACAAAGATCTTTCTTAGCTAATGAAAATAGAGGGGGAGATGGACCTCAGAATAATCCACAAGGAGGATTAGGTAGACAAGATTATAGTAGAGCTACAAATTCAGATTTTGCTTCTTTAGCAAATGAAATGGGAATTGATTTTCAAAACGGCGGTCTTGCTACAATGTTCAGACAAAAGAGATAATGGCAGACATATCATTTACAGATATACTGACTGATATAAAAAACGTTAATAAAACTTCAGAATCTAAATTACTTTCAAAATTAAAATCTGATAGAAAATTAAATTTTGATCCAGAAGTAAGAAGACAAAAAACAAACTTAAATAAAATTAATAAAGGAATAAGAGAAAAACTATTTTTAAAAAATAATCCTTCTTTTGTGGAAGATATTAAAAATAATCTTTATAGGGAAGAAAAAGGTAAATTAGTTAGAAGATACCAACCTTTAAAATCAGTAGGAGAGATATATAAAAAATATGGAATAACAGAATCCATGGGTAAAGAATATTCTTCAGCGGTTAAAAAAAAATTAACTACCGATGGTTTATCAGGTAGAGCTTCAAAAAGTCAAGGTTCACAAGTTAGAAAAAATAAAAAAGACATAGGTAAAAAATTTACAGGGGTAGATGCTAATAAAATTAATATAGAATTAACTAAAACAATAAAAAGTGAAAATATTAAATTAAAAAATTTACTTACAGAAAATCCTAAACAACTTATTAAAAATATTAGACAAAATAATAATTTAGTGTCTCAACTACAATCTGTTTTTAATAGTAAAGATGGAAAAATAAAAAATTTTAGAATAACAGATGATGAAATAAAAAAACTTGTTAGAAATGGTTTATTTAGTGAAGAACATAAAACACAGGTATCTACAGGTAAAAAAAATATAGAATTTCCAACCAATAAAGCTATTGTTACAAAACAAGCTAACTCAAAAGTATTGGCTCCAATGAATAGATGGTTAAATACTGGTAATAATTTTAATAAACAAGACACCAAAACCTTAGACATAAAAAAATGGTTAACAAAAAATAAATTAAGAACTAAAGTAGAAGGTGAAAAATTATACTTCGGAGATGATTCCATAAAAAAAATATCAGCAAGAGAATCTTACAAAAAACAATACAACTTGTTAAATCCAAATTTAAAAGAAAAAAAAACATTACAAATATTTTCAAAAATAGCAAAACCGGTAGGTAAGGTTTTTAAACCACTAGGAATAGCAACAGGAGCTATGGCAGTAAACACAGCTTTAAAAGCAGGTGAAAAAAATCCACTTGATTTAGCAAGTGCTTATATAACAGCAAATCCCCAAATCGCTACCGATACTCGAAGAATGAGACAAGAACCAAAATTTAGAAAACAACAAATAGCCGAGTTACCTCAAATTATGCCAGAAGGCTTTGAAGAGATAGAGGATCAAGAAGACTTTACATCTTACTTTAATGGCGGTATAGTAAGTATTAAAGGTGTGAAATAATTAAAAGGAAAGAGATATGGCTGAAATAGACGACGCATTACCTAACGTAACCACAGAAGATATGGATATAGAGTTAAAGGAAACTGAAGTAGGAGTTCCAGGAACTGAAGAAGTTATTACTTCAGATGAAGTAGCTGTTACTATGGACGAAGAAGGTGGAGCAGAAGTTTCATTTGATCCCGCAGCTCAAGCTTTAGAATCAAAAGGACATTTTGATAACTTAGTAGAATTATTAGACACAACACAAATTGTTGAGCCCTTGGCTCAAGAACTTATTAGTCAATATACTGACTACAAAGAATCTAGAGGAGATTGGGAAGAAAGTTATAGAGAAGGATTAAATCTTCTTGGATTTAAATACGAAAAAAGAACACAACCGTTTAGAGGAGCATCAAGTGTTACTCACCCAGTTTTAGCAGAAGCAGTTACACAATTTCAAGCAACAGCTTATAAAGAATTATTACCAGCCGACGGTCCTGTAAGAGCTCAAATTTTAGGAGATATTACACAACCTAAACAAGATCAAGCAAATCGTGTTAAAGATTTTATGAACTATCAGATTATGGACATCATGAAAGAATATGAACCAGAATTTGATCAAATGTTATTTTATTTACCCCTAAGCGGCTCTGCTTTTAAAAAAGTCTATTATGATGACCTTTTAGGTAGAGCCGTTTCCAAATTTGTACCAGCGGAAGATTTAGTTGTACCTTATACAGCTTCATCTTTAGAAGATGCTGAAGCTGTAGTTCAAGTTGTTAGAATGTCAGAAAATGAATTACGTAAACAACAAGTTGCTGGATTTTATGCAGACATAGAACTAGGACAACCAACATTACAACAAAATCAATTAAAAGATAAAGAACTAGAGTTAGAAGGTATCAGACCTAACACATCAGAAGACATACATACTGTTTTAGAAATGCATGTTAATTTAGATATAGAAGGTTTTGAAGACATGGGTCAAGACGGAGAACCTACTGGAATTAAACTTCCTTATATTGTTACTATCTTAGAAACTAATAATTCTATTTTATCTATTAGAAGAAATTACAAAGAAGAGGATCCTAGAAAAAATAAAATTAATTATTTTGTACATTACAAATTTTTACCAGGTCTTGGTTTTTATGGTTTAGGTTTAATTCATATGATTGGTGGATTATCTAGAACTGCAACATCTGCTTTAAGACAATTATTAGATGCTGGAACTTTAGCTAACTTACCAGCTGGTTTTAAAACCAGAGGTGTAAGAGTTAGAGATGATGCACAACCATTACAACCTGGAGAGTTTAGAGATGTCGACGTTCCGGGAGGCGATATCCAAAATCAATTTATGCAGCTACCTTTTAAAGGACCAAATGGAACTCTTCTAGAACTGATGAACATTTGTGTCGGTTCTGCTCAACGCTTCGCGAACATCGCTGATGCACAAGTGGGAGATATGAACCAAGCAGCAGCCGTGGGAACTACAGTGGCGTTATTGGAGCGTGGATCGCGGGTAATGTCTGCTATTCATAAAAGATTATATGTAGGACTTAAAAATGAATTTAAATTATTAGTTGATGTTTTCAAAACTTACTTACCATCTGAATATCCTTACGATGTTCCTGGTGCGACAAGACAAATTAAAGTAGCTGACTTTGACGACAAGATTGATGTTATTCCAGTTGCTGATCCAAACATTAATTCTCAAACACAAAGAATTTCTATGGCTCAAACTCAATTACAATTAGCTCAATCTAATCCAGAAGTTCATGATTTATATCAAGCTTATAGATCTATGTATAATGCGATTGGTGTTAAGAATATAAATGCTATTTTACCACCACCTCAACAACCTACTCCTTTAGATCCTAGTCTAGAAGAAATAGCAGCATTGGGTGCTAAACCTTTTCAAGCTTTTCCAGGACAAGATCATAAAGCACACATCGATTCACATTTAAGTTTTATGAAATCAACTATGGTACAAAATGCTCCAATAGTTATGGGAGCTTTACAAAAAAATATATTGGAAAGAATTTCATTAATGGCACAAGAACAAATTCAATTAGAATTTACTAAAGAATTACAACAAGCTCAGCAAATGCAACAGATGTTACAACAACAACCACAAAATGCACAGTTGGTTCAACAAGCAACTCAACTAACTAATATGATTAATGCACGAAAAGCAGTGTTGATTTCAGAGATGACTAAAGATTACATGGAAGAAGAAGAAAAAATACTTGGTTTATTCAATGGTGATCCACTAATTAAACTAAAAGCAAGAGAAGTAGACCTTAGAGCAGCTGACTTAGAGCAACAAAAGAAAAATGAAGATCAAAGATTAAACTTAGACAAAGCAAAAGCTCTTATGAACCAAGAAAATCAAGAAGATAAGTTAGAACAAGCCGAACAATTGGCTAAAATGAGAGCAAATGTATCATTAGCTAAACAAGGTATGGCTGATGCAAGTAAAATTAACGATTTTGGTAGAAATTTCGGAAAAAAATAGATATAATAATTAACAAGGAGAAAATTATGGATAAAGATTGGCAAAGAGGATCTGGATTTGTTAAAGAACCTAAAATTACAAAAGAATTAGGTGTTGGCAGCGACGGATACCAAACAGGCGGCGTAGATATTACGAATGAAGTTCCTAATCCAACAGAATCACAAACGATTACTGTTAGAGGCACTAAACGTATGAGAGCTGATAAAAAACCTGTTAAAGCAACTTGGTATTAGTATGTGGTTCTCGGCAATTAAATTAGCCGTTTCCGCAGGATCTCACATTTACAAAAAAAAACAAGAAACTAAAATGATGATGGCGGATGCTGCAGCTAAAACTGCACAGCGTATGGCTAGCGGTGAATTAGAATATTCAGGAAAACTTTTAGAATCAAGAAATTCTGACTGGAAAGACGAATTTATTTTAATTTTATTATCGGTCCCGATCGTTATGTTAGGTTGGTCAGTGTGGTCAGATAATCCTGTACATATGGAAAAAATGGAGTTATTCTTTATGCACTTTGGAAATTTACCTTTATGGTATCAAACAATTTTTGTTGGAGTAATTGCATCTGTCTATGGACTTAAGGCAACACATCTGATAAAAGGAAAATAACTAGGAGAAAAATATGAGACAAAACGGAGTAAGATCAAATGTAAGATTTCCATATGCGAAATCAACTACAAAGAAACAAGGAGCCAATGCTAGACTTGACGAATCTCTAGGAGAAAGAGACGGAAAAGAATCAACTAAATCTCAAAGTTTTAAATCTAGAAGAGACGAATCTAGAGGAGCTAGTAAATAATGAATACTGGTAGAATGAACAACTTAGAAGAACTTGGTAGAATTGATTCTGAAAAAATGAATCCAAATAGACGAGCAGA